GGTCATAAAGTTTGGAATGCAGGAGAGGCACCAGGTATGTTATGTTTGGTTTCACAAACAAAAATACACCCAGATTTTGGCCTACACTAGATACGTATCACGCATCAGACCCCAGTTTAACGTCATATGAGAGGACAGTATCAGATTTTTAAGCAAAAACAGATCCAGAGGGGAAAGGTTGTATAGTGAGTAAAGCGATACAGTTACCACTAGTATTAGGGATTGCTGCAGCACCATAAGTGATTCCAGCCCCAGTGGCTGGGATGTAAACATAAATGGTCAAAGAGACAGCCCCAGAAGTGGCACCAGGTGAAGGTGCAAGCAGTGATGAATTAGAATCCGAATTATTTGTTGAATTAGCATACCGAGCGCCATTAAAGAAAGTAATAGCTGGTATAGTAACACCAGTCTGGGTTGTACCATTGGTGTTATACCAAATGAGTGAAATCACATATATTCCAGGAGGAGTCAAATTGGTAAACAAAATAGAACTACTTCCAGATACGGAGACATATTGCATAGTATTCTGACTATCAGGTGCCATACCAATCAAAACTCCAGCTTGAGTGTATGTGGTGGAATGAGCAAAATAAATTGCCTGATCAATTCCATCAGCAGTAGGAGTAGCAGTCGGTTTGTAGAATTCAACATCATAAGAAACCCATAACTCACCAACAACATTAGTTTGGCCAGTTTGGCCACCAGCAGTTGCGAGAGTAACGAGCCCTAAGTCGTACATTTTAATATCCCCTGTACCAACACCTCCAGTACGTACGTACTGGCGTGGAAGCACATTCTCCATAGGAGCACATTCAATAGGAAGAACACAATTGGAGGAAGGAACAGTGTCAACAGACCACATCTCATTCAAGAGTTGCATCTTGTTGACAAAAGGTTCAGAATCAGCACGATACTGACAGGCAAGCATAACGCTGCCCATAGCTGTATTAGTACCAGATGCAAGGGCTGTGGCACTCGTGGTTTTAAACTCGAAGACCAGGCCCTTAAAATCATATTCCTGAAAAGCATTCGCAATCGTGGATAAAAATGGGAAGGTTGTAGACAACCCGGGATTAATTGAATAAGAGTAGGACGTGAATGTAGGTCCATTCATAGCAATATCACCAATATACTCTCGGTGCTTGAAACGAATGCCTTCATTCGAAGAATGTACAATAGGTACTTGAGCGGATGCATTCCACAAAGAATTGGTAAACTGGTAAGAACCAGAACCAAACACCTTGGGAAAGCCAAACATCGACCCAACGGCATTGCCGCCCGAAAGCAGCATGCGGCCGAGATCAGTAACTTGGCTCTTCGGAGCGTTCAAATTTTTGAGCAAACGAGTCACTTCAGCAAGAGAACGGTCCGGTTGTGATGATTGTTTAGAAGATCTTTTCTTCTTGGATTTGTTTTTAATTTTTGGTGGCATGTATTGGATCCCTCGCCACAAGAGACTGTTCATCGTGGAAAACCAAAATGGAAGCCCGTGCAGTCGTTCGACATTCCGCAATTAAGCTTAGTAATTAAACATGTTTCAGATTGGGCGGTACCACAAAGTGGCCCTACCATGAAAACATATCGAACGGGTACGTAAATATTTACGGGACAGATTGGGCGGTGGTCAATAAAGACTCCTACCATGATCCCAACGTTTTGGGCAATTACAACACACAACCCAATGGTTAGCAACCACCCCACCCTTTATACGTCTGGTGCGACGTTCATGATACTGTTAGAAAGGAAGTGTTAGCCACCTCTCAGCGTTTGGATCGTTAAAACCAGACACTAAGCGTGCGCTATAGACTTTTTCAATACTCAACTGTTCCTCTGGAGAGATACCGAAAGCCCAATAGAAAGATGCCCGCGATTGTTCACTCGGTGTGCCATGCACACGAGAGCAACCACTAGCCATCTTACGGACACCCCATCCCCAAACATTACTAAGGTGATGGGCATTATGCCCAACGGAAGACCGCAAGTACATATCATAAAAGCTGTCCCAAACCGGCAATGAGCCAGCTAGAGACATGCCCCCAGTACCTACAGCCTTAATCCAGCCCAAGAATTCAACTGGACGGTAATATGGGTGCATACAAGTTGCATCTTTTGAGATAGCAACTCGAGGATCACGCACCATTATGTAGTCAAAAGCCCCAGGCCCGACAAAAACGGGTTGGGTCTGACAAAAAGAAATCTGTTCCAAAGTGTAAACGGGTTCTTCGATAACCATCGTAAAACCCATCTCTTTAAACCACTTTGGAGCGTGACTAGCAAATCGACTATAATCACCAGACTCCATAATAACTACACAATCATCTCCGTTGTTAACCAACTCAATTTTAATGGATAGCTCATGGGAATAAGAAAACACCATAGCACACATTATTAAACATGCACCCAAACTGGTATTCATATCCCCACTCGCCCGAACTCCATCAGTTACAAATTCAACTTCACCGTCACCAACTCTTCCAAAACATTTATTAGATAGCTGTTGACGTGTAAGACTATGAAGTCGAGACCGATGCTTTTGTTGCCAAAAACAACGACCATAAATTGAGTGTTCCCATGCCAATGCCTCTTTCGAGACATGCTGGTCAAACCGAGATGCATCCATACCGACAGCAACAGGCTTCTTAAACTCATTCCACTTACGTGTAATAGAGGAAGCAACTTGGACCGCATTCATTCCTTTCATTACAGTATCACGTCCCATAACTTTACCGATACTTTTAAAAATTCGCTCCTCGATTGGCCTTATATATCTGCCAATCTCTATATTGAATCGCGGATCTCGAGGAGAGATCACACGTGGGACAGGATCCTTATTAGTGAAGTTAGTTTTCTCAAACTTCAAAAAGGTCTTAATATAAGAATCTTTAGGACGCAATGGGATTACATCCAAGCTATCCAGAGCTTTTTGATAGTTCACTCGCTTGCGGCCCGAATAAGTCTCAACAAACTGTTGTCGA